GCCTCCTAGAGCAATTAATGCTCGATGGCATAATGCCAGATCCTACATAAGTAGAATGGACGTCTCCTAGCGATGAACTACCTGCCACAAGCTCGAGACCAAAGGGTAACGAACACCAAAACGGTCGAGAATTTAAAAACCGGAGAAATTAAAACCTCCGAAAATTCCTTTACCGTAAAGGTTGTTCGTACCTCTGGTTTGCCGAGCAAAGTGAATGGTAAGTTCCGTAATGGGTGGTTAAACCCAACTCCCCGCTCTCGCTGGTCTTCCTCCAATACGGTGCCTATCGGCAACTATTGGCGGGAATATACCACGCTTGGTGTGGAGTATAGAGAGACTAATAGTATCATTTCGTCCTTCATCAATATAGGATCCGTTATGGATTCTAATTGTGCCCAGTTCCCTTACAATGAAAGCGCAAACCTGCGCAACAGAGTACGAGCTGAGGTTACCAATAAGTTATCTGACCAGAAAGTTAATTATGGCCAAGCTATCTTAGAGGCGAAGGAATCATTTGGTACTATAGCACAGACGCTCACAAGAGTTCTGCGTTCTTATCGCGCCCTTAGGAGCGGTAATGTGCAGAAAGCTTTCAAGTACCTAGCTATAGATCGCGGCCATAAGCTGAAATCGAAAGATTTCGGCTCTAGATGGTTGGAGCTACAGTTTGGTTGGAAGCCTCTCTTAAGTGACATTTATGGCACTTATGAGCTCTTACAGGACGGCCTTAGACGTGGTTACTTACCTCTACGCGTCGTCCGAGAGTTAAAGCAACCTTTTCATTATGAAAAGGTTACGTCTGTGTCTGGTGAACGCGTCGATCTCGACTATAAAGGTACTCTTAGTCACAAAATAGTACTTTGGTACTATATTGATGATGAGTTATTATCCTGGGCTTCAAGCCTTGGATTACTTAACCCCGCGCAATTAGCGTGGGAGAAGCTACCTTTTTCTTTCGTAATCGACTGGGCGCTCCCGATTGGGACGTTTCTCTCGGCTGCTACAGCCACCCTCGGTATTAAAATACTTTCAGGGACTGAGACGACTCGTTGCGAGTACCGCTGCACTGCTACATGCCACTACTATGAATCTTCTGCTGAGTGTCAAGGCGAGGGTGTTGGCTACAAAAGAATGACGTTATCGTCATTCCCGTTAGTCTTACCCTATGTCAAGTCACCCCTCAGTGGATCTCATGTAGTTTCCGCATTAGCTCTTTTACAACAGTTACGTAAGTAACACAACCCGGTAATCCACAAATGGCAACTTTCGTTCCATTCGTTCTCGTCGATAATGGCGGAACAGGAAATATCACCGTTAACCCTGCAAGCATGTCCAACGGAGTAGCTGAATGGGTTTCCTCAGGCAGCCGCAGTCAAGCTTATCGCGCGACTGCAAGTATGCGCCTGTCTAATCAGAACCAAAAGATGACCTTCAAAGTCGAGGTTCCGAAAGTTGATACGCAAACTGTTAATGGCGTACAACTTCCGGTCACGGCTTGGAAATCAATTGGTGATATCACCGTAAGCATTCCTGCTTACGCGTCTGACGCTGATCGTGCCCTTATTGCGAAAGCATATATTGGCATGTTCAAGGCCGGTAACCCGGCTAACGTCATGATTACCTCGGGCCAAGGCCCATGGTAAGGATATAGGAGTATGTCTCCATCTGATCATTTACATGAGTATAAACCATGCAAATCAAGACTTCTACTAGGATTAACCAGCAGAAGAGGAAGCCAAAGCCATCACACCGTCAAAACGGTGTTTGTCTGGCTACTTTTAGCGATCTCTCTCAGCAAATACACTCTGGCCTTTCAGCAATCAGTTGTGGATCACCTGATCCTCATTCTGATGACTTTTGTGCCTTAGCTTACCTTAGCGTTACTCTGCTAAGCAAGCACCCCGGTTTATCCGGGGGTGTAGACCCTGAGACACGTCAGCGTTTAGCAATAGCTAAACTAAAACGTGCGAATGACCTTTGTGACCAGATCAATGAGTTTGGTTATCGTCCTTATATTGAGGACGCCATCTTGAACAGTATTTTGTTTACTGCCAAGAACCTTATCGGTAACTTGTTGAAAGGTTTTGAAGGTCACTGCTTACAAGGTGTTGGGTTTTCCAACGGGGCCTCACAAGGGTTCAAGCGCCAGGATGGCGCGCCTTATAAGAAGTTCGCTGGAAAGGCAACCGTTACGCGTGAGGTGCTCCCCTTAGCTATAGACTTCGTTAAGACGTCAGTAGTTTGGGAGGAGCTTCTTACGCGCCGCTTCGGCCCTGAATCTCAATGGTTCAGTGTCGTTGACGGTAACGGTCTATTTACAGTTCCTAAGAATAATGAGATCGACAGGGCTGCCTGCAAGGAGCCCTGTATGAATATGTTCTTTCAGCGTGGTGTCGGTTCCTTTATAAGGAATCGCCTCCGCACTGTTGGAATTGATCTTAATGATCA